TCGCTCAGTCGAGGATTCAACATGAACTGAAGGGCGTATCCGCTTCGTCCATACGACAGTCTTCGTTCTTCCAGGTCGATATCGGAGAACCGTAGAGGCTCTGTAGACGTCCCCACGGACTCAGCAGTCGTTTTAGCGATGATATAGGGTGCTACAGCGCCGTCGTATATCTTTTCAGCCTTAGACCCTTCTAAGAACTCTGAAGGCCATATACGAGCCGTGTAGCCTCTCTCTCGAAGTTTGTTGTAGATGGAGTCCTCGCATTGAGGCGTTCCCAGAAAGAGTATTCGTGAGCTATCGAGAGGTTTGAGTATCGCTTCAAACTCCTTTACTTGTTCGTCAAGCTTGTCGCGGAGTCCTTGTGTAGCGGAGTTGTTAGGTACTTCTATGTCGTCCGCTACGATGATGTCAGCGCGAGATCCCGTTAGTTGGGACGTTATGCCTAGTGACTTGACGGAAGGAGCGTGAGCAGGCGGTGCGGAGCCTACGTCGAAGGATACCTTACTGAAGCGTTGACCGTCCCGTGGCTTTAGTCCCGCCAACATCGGTATCTCGTTGATTATGCGTAGGGTGAACGTCGAGAAGTCGTCGGAACGGTTCTTACTGGCTGATACGACCAATATGTTCTTGGAGGGATCTAGCAGTAGCTGGTGAACGACGTACGCCGAACATATCCACGACTTGCCGACTCCACGGAACGCCATGATGACGCCACGCTTCGGACCGTGTTGCATGTAGTCCGCTATGTCGTATTGAAGGTCGGTGGGGTTCGGTAGCCCTAGATGCTTCCAGACGACGTAGAGGAAGTTACGGAAGTCCTTCAGCTTCGTTTCACTCACGATTGTTGGGCGGCTTGCTTAGTCTCGTCGTCTTCGGCAAACGGTAGGAGTTCAACCAGGTCGCCCACAGGCGTTCCTTGTTCGGAGAGACTTATAATGTCGTTGTCCTTACACGTCTGCCTTGCTCCGTTTAAGATGGCGGCGTTCCACTCTATGGTTCCGTCCAACATCTCCTTGATAGCTGTAGTATAAGCCTTGATCTTCAAGACCTGCATTTCTTCCAGTTGTTCTCGTTTCTTCATTTATTGAACGTTCCTTTGCATCATCATCTCAAGGAGACGATCCAGCTTGTTGTTGATGGCTTCCAACTTCTTCTCCAGACCGTGTATCCGCTTTTCAACGGAGATGTCTCGTTCGTGTTGAGCCGACAGTTCGACCTCGATCTTCGTCAGACGGTCTTCGTCTTTGTCCAGGCGGTCGGCAAACTTCTTGCCTATCCAACCGAAGACGCCGAGTACGACCGCCAAAGCGGTGTCGAGAAAGTGAGATATTTCTTCAGGCATGGTGTTATTAAGCGCCTATTTCGGTTGCGGTTATAGTCGAGATCGTGCGAGGAAAACTTGTGTTGTCCGTGTCCGTGTTGGTGCGGTTGAAGTAGAAAGTACCACCGTCCAGTTGAACTACGTTGTTAGCAGCCGTCCCAAGAGTGCCTTGTAGGTAGGTGGAACCCGCGTCTACGTCTGATACCATTCGTGAATGAGCCTGTGTAATTGCCATATATAGTGGTGGTTAAATGGTTGTTAAGTCTTTGAAATCGTAGCGCCTAAGTCTACTCGTTTAAAATCGGAACCGTCGTGAACGGCTACACAAGGCTGTCCGGCTGCTCCGTCAGTGACTAACGCGATCATTCCTCCGGTAGCTGTAAAACCAGTTTCAGACGCCGTTAATTCGTCGTAGGTTATCGGTTGCAAACGCATTACGGAAGCCGCCGTAGTAACTCCTTTAGGGTAAAGCTCGAATAAGATAACGCGCAAGCTTCCATCGTCTTTTATAGATCCTATGTGAAAAGAACCTCCTGACGACGTTAAATTGTACGCTGAGTTGTTAGAACCTGTAGTCGCTGTGTCTGATAGTTGTAAAATAGCGTCTCCGCTTCCTGACAGCGTCAGTACGGGCGTGTTGTCCGTGGAGTCTTGAATCCATACGTCTCCGTCTACGGATAATTTGGAAGTAGACGCCGCCATTCCTATGCCTACCGAGTTCAACGTATCGCTGGACGTAATCAGGTCGGAGTCGCCGTTGCTTTGAACGTTGAACACGGAAGCGTCTATAGGTGCTGTCGCCACCGGTACGGAGTAACCTCGTTGCACTACGACTATCTTGGAACTTGTAGGTGGTGCGCTTGTAAACGTTATGGTGTTGGCGTTGGCGTCGATGGCGTAAGCTACCGTAGGTTCTTGAAGAACACCGTCTATGGCTACCTCGTACATCGTGTCGTCCCCTAAAGTAATACCGGGACTGAAAGTAAAGGCCGTACTGCCGTCGCCCGTAAAAGCGTATTTTGCAGACGCCGTGGAAGAACCCGTGATCTGGTTGCTTATCTGCGTGTCTACGTACGTTTTGTTTACGGCGTCCGTGGTGTCCGTTGCCGTTGGTACGTTTTTGATGCGAAGTGTTTTAGCGTCCCACTCCGTACCCGCTACTTCCTTTTGAAGCGACAGTTGGTTGAGTTCGCCTATCTCCTCGTTCAGGTAGAGGTTGTGCAGGTACGACCTGTCGAGAGAAGACTCGGTCAATACGGAACCGTTAACGAAGTCCACCAACGGGTTAGCGCTATCGGCGTTTGAATCACGCTTGACTCGTACCTTCTGACCCGCCGTAGCGCCACTTGTAAGGACGACTTTGGATGGGCTGGTGGAGATGGTGTAATCGGTTGTAAGGGTCTTTGTAACGCCGTCTATTTCGACAACGACGTGGGAGCCTTCAAGGTACGGAAACGAGAAAGGAAAGTCCGTCTGCGCTGCCGTTGCGGTAAAGTCGACGTATGTATTAGCCATGATGTGTTTCTACTTGTTAGTTATTGTTGAAGGAGTGATAGGACGTCGTCGTAAGACGCGCCTCTTCTTGACATTGTTTTAGCGCTGGACGCTTGGTCGTACATACGCTTCGCTTCAGGAAATTCTTGAAGCATTTGTTTAAGAGCTTTGGAACGGTAGTCGCCCAGGACGCGAGTAATAAGAGATGCTCTCTTACTAGGTAAACCAGGCGTTGATCGAGGGTCTAACGACCTGTAACGCTTTGAGTTAATGAGTCCTTGTAGTGCCTGTCTAAGCGTCTTGTTTCTAACCTTTACCTCGCTGTGCAACTCAAGCCACCGGTCGTATGCTGACCTACCGTTACTTGCTGTAAATTGCGTGAGGTCTACTAGACGGGACAACTTATGACTAGGCGGAGAGAAACCGTGGTGAAGGTTCGCCATCTCCGTTAATATCGGATCGTTGGTTTTAGTGGAGAAAGCGATAGGATTAAACGGGTTGATGACCTCGGAAGGTCCGGCTTCGAACATCTCCGCCTCATAAGCTTCTCCGAGAATGTTACGTCGTAAGTCCAAACGGTCGCTGAGTCCCGGTAACTTCTTATAGAAGGCATCGCCTAAAGAACGTATTTCCTTTAACTCTTGATCGCCTTCCAACGACTGACCTTGATACAACACGTTGGGAACGAAACCGGCGGCGATACGACTAAGCGTCGCTTCCGCTGACTTCTCAGGTTGCGTCATAGCTTTCATGAATTGGTCGATACCGGCAAGGTAAGATTTGTTCGTCACGTTACGTGCAAACGTTACCATCATCGCCGCTAAAGCTTTTTCGCCTATTTCTGCGTCGTATGCATGTACGGAGTCGTCCATAACCGAAATCATATCAGCGGCAACACCTACCATAGTAGCTATCGGATCTAGTCGTTGGTAGCTGACCCATGTATCGCCTATTTTAATACTGTAAGGACGATTACCAGCCGCTTCCCATATACGCTTTTGTCGGGTATCCAGCGGACCACCTCCCGTTATTTTGTCTTTGAAAGCGAACATCGTGGTCAACAGAGCAGTGTTCATTACGACGCCTGTCGCTAACTTGCCTTGAGCCTCTGCGCGTACTAACGCATCTTCGCTGTTTAATTGTTTTATAAAAGTGTCGCGGTTCGCAGTTAAACCTGGAAACACCTTCTCGGCAGCCGCTTCATAGCCCACCCTAAACGGAGCTAACGCCCGACCAAACGAGAATTTAAGGATGTTCGTAGGCGCTTTAATGAACGGCATTATGATCCAACCCATAGGCATCTTTGAAAAGAGTTGCTGAATGCCTTTCGATACAGGGTCGGTAAGCTCGTCGGTAAAGGTGACGTTCCTCGCGGATTGTAGGTTAGGTTCTACCCATTGTTCAGATAGTTGTTGAAGCGCGCCTAAATCCTCATCGTTATCAACTAAGCCTTTTTCACGGGCGAACTCCAATTTCTCCGCTCTAGCTTGCTCTACGTTATCCGCCATGAACCTTTCACGTTCGACGTGGTCCTTAAAGTCCATCTTGTCAGCGGCGTCCGAAGCGTCTTTGATTAACGATGCCTCGGAGAAGTGTCGTCCTGAATTAGTAACAAGACCTTCAACACTTTCCGTGACGTACTTGGCGATGTCTTCAGGGTTAGTTAATTCTCTTTCATTTATCGCTTGCTTCCATAACTGAGCCATAGCTCTCCTACGAAACTCCAACTGTTTGTACAATTCATCAGTCGATACGAGGAACTTGGAAGGGATACGCACCACTTTGCCTAAGTAGTCGATAGCGGTCTTGAAAGTGTCAGCGCCTTCTAACGATCCTTTAGTACCACGTAGAGCGTCCCATGCTTGTCCCATGTTCTCGCCCGTTATAGCGCCGACAGCTTGTTCGTTGCCTACGTCGCCTTTGAACGTGCCTCCGGCGTTGTCTAATAGGCTGTCTCCGGCCTTCCACGCTTTAGCGAAGAACGTCCATAGCTCTTTTGAGAAGACTCCCAGCGACCATGAATTAATTACTCCCGCTCGTAGTTGGGGATCAGCGGACAACCAACCGCCTATGTAGCGCTCAAATTGTCGTATGTTGGAAGATATTCCGTTGCCTAAAAAGTTTACGCTCATGGTACGCGGACCCCACAACAACGAGTTGATGTAGTATTCCCGAACCATTTTAGTGAACATCCCACCGTTAGCGCCTCTAACCGTCTTGTTCAACGCTATGATGGTATTGAAGAGGTCGTCTCCGCTCCCTTCCTTCGCCATCAAAATGTTATTGACGATGTCGTTAATGTCCATGCCACCGCGACGTCTTAGGTATTCCTGACGTAGTTTCGTGTTGGCTATCTCTTTCGGACTTAAACCGACTTTAGCTTTGAATTGAGTGGAACGAAGTCCTTGACCGAACCCACTAGCGAGTTCCGAAGCTCGCGCTTGAATGTGCAACTGCATATCCATCTTGCTCTTAATAGTCGCTTGAAGTAGTTCGTCGGGTTGTCCGTCCTTAACGCCCTTTGAGTACTGTTCGGCCATTTCTATCAAGTCCAAGCCGTTAGCACCCATGAAACGTCTTAACGCCAACATGCGACCCGCTATACGCTGTTGAGCAAGTTTATCTCCAGCGGAAGCGTTTAGCAGTCCTTCGAGAGTTCCTTTATCAGCACCGGTAGCATCCGCCATTTCTTGAACGGCTATAGCGTTTGCTTTGCCTTCCGTGAACTCCGCGCCTACTTTACCTTCCTTTAGGAGTTTTTCGCTACCAGCTTCAAGTAAGGTATCGAGTTCCTGTTGTTGAAGACCTCCATCTATAGTCGACGTTATTTCACCCGTCTTCGGGTCTTTCATCTTGCCAGCGCCTGTACGTCTAACCGCTTGAACTCCGCCTGTCTCTACGTTTCGGGCTGTGATTTTATCGAGAGTTTCGTCGAGGTCTCCGCGAACGGCTCCAAAAGTGCCTGGTTTACCTTTAACTACTCCTTTGGGACGCCCTTCGGATATTATATCCATACCGCTTCTCAAGGTCTGTTCAAGTAAAGTGCCGTCTACGTCCTTTCCTAAAATAGTTGCGACCAAATAAACGAAACGATCCCATAAAGTCTTTTGTTTGCCTGTGATCTTTATACCGGCTAAAGCGCGTTGAAACGCTTCGTTTGTTAAACCGTGAGCAACAAACTCATCTATATTACTTAAAGCGTAGGAAAAACCGGGTTCCCCTTTTAAAGCTTGGTTCGCTTTGTTAAACGCCACCAATATGGATTTATACGCTCCTTTAGCTTTAGTTAGGTCGTCTAAATTGCTGAGATTCTTTCTTATTTTAAGCGCGGTAGCGGCATGGACCATTTCGTGAAGAACTGTTTCTTCGTTATCGCCACCTCTAAACAAAGTAATGGCGTCCTCACCTTCGTCGTATATCCCTTTAAAACCTTGTTCGTTTACTTTGCCTTCAGTGCGGACAGAAACAGCGCGGTCACCTTCATCACGCATTGCTTTATTCAATTGTGTTGCAAGCTTGCGTGTAGACTCTACAAAAGCGTTTTCAGCTAAGGAATCCAAAGCGTCTCCTACCGTAGTGCCTTGCGTGATAAGCGCTTGCGTCTTGTTGTCGGTAGGGGTACGGCCCATACCGGCGTTTGAGACCTCTAAAGCGTCTTTACCCACCCGTCGCAAGCTTGTTCCATCTTCCAACGCTTCTCCGAAACCTGCTGAGCGTTCTCTCAGTCCTTCTATCCTACG